TCGAAGACGCGCTGAAATATTATCATGGTGGACCTAACCGGCGTTTGTGGGGTAGGAAAACCAATGCTTATGCGGCGGATGTTCTGCGCCGGCTGGGGGTATGATGGCACAGCGTTACCAGGGACCAGACGGCACGATTTACGAAGAGCTGCCCGGCGGCGGTTACGCTATCGTGAGTTCTGGTCAGCAGCCGCAGCCTTACACGATTGGTCAGGTCGACCCGGCGGCGCAGTATCAAGGGCCAAAAGCTGCGGCTGATCTACAGGCTGCGCAAATCCGAGCCGCTGAAGCCGCTCGAAATGCGCCATTAGACACTGCGCTAAAGACGGCTCAGCTTGACAACCTGCGCACTCCGCGCTCCGCCCCACCTTCTGGTTACCGTTACAATGCTGCTGGTAATCTTGAAAAGATTCCCGGAGGGCCAGCGGACAAAAAGCCCGGCGGCAGCGGCGCTCTTGATGCACTCGTCAACCAGATCAACGAAACGGAACGGTTGTTTAAGGTCGGACCGGGCGCAACGTCTGGCGCGGCGGGTTTGGCTGATTTTCTACCTGGGCAGCTTCGCGACGTGAACGGTCAGTTTGACGTTGCCGCCAACCAGCTTGAAGATCAGGCCGCGATGGCATTTAAGGTGCCGGGTGCTGGTGCGCAGACCGATGCGGATGCTGCGCGGATTGCACGGGCCATCAAGCCGAACCGCTTTAGCTCTGATAGCAGCAACGAACAAGTATTTAAGGGTCTGAAGGCTCGCGTGGATGCCATGCGGGCTTCGCAGGGGCTTCCGGCTGCTCAGTGGGCGAACGGAACCACCTCAAATTCTCCAGCAGACGCAAAGCGTCAAAATGACCCCCGCGCTGCTACGATCGGCAATGCGGCCCCGCCCTCTGGCGGCAATCCGCAGGGACCGCGTGGCTATGACGTGGGTGGCGTCGCCGGTGGCGTAGGCGCACCCAAGCCCGGCGGTAGCGGTGGTTTCTCGAATGCGGCCGGCTTGGAGATGGCACAGCGGCTGTCCAAGGCGTATACCGCGGGTGCGGACGTGTCGGCGCTCAACAAGATCCTGCGCGAAAATGGCTATCAGGAATTTACGGACCCGCAGAGCATTGCGGCGATCCAGAAGCGTGGTCCTCTCAACTTCGCGCCGCCGCAGGTGGATGATGCGCGTTCGGGCTTGGGGCGTGCGATCGGGGACAACCTCAACAACGGGGTTGGCGCTTATGCGGTCGGCGCGGCCGATGCGCTGACGGCGGGCAACCTCGACACGTTGGGTGGCGGGCAGACCAAGCTGGCGCAGCAGTATCTGGAAAAGAACAATCCGACCGCCTCGCTGCTGGGAACGGTGACGGGTGGCGCGCTGGCGGCTGGTGGTGCAGAGCTGGGGCTGGCTCGCGCTGGCTTGACCGCTGGGCGTGCTGCCCTTGCCGGTGACGCGCTCTACGGCGGTGCTTACGGCGCTGGGTCGGCTGACGGTGGTAATCGTCTGCTTGGGGCGCTCGCGGGCGCTACAGGTGGTGCGGTAGGCGGTATTGCAGGGCGCGGCGTGGCTTCTGGTGTGGGGCGATTGGCGCGAGGCGTACAGAACGCGGACGTTTCGGCGCTTCGTCAGGCGGGCATCCCGACGACGGTGGGGCAGACGCTAGGCGGCACAGCAAAGGGGATTGAGGATCGTTTGTCGGGCCTGCCGGTGGTGGGCGATATGGTCAACGCACGCCGCCTAGAGGGTATGCAGGCTTTCAATCGTGCCGGCTTTGACGAAGCCCTCGCACCGATCAACGCAAACACTGGCGGCATAATCGGCGAGCAGGGGATTGACGCGGCACAGGGGGCGACGTCGCAGGGGTATCGCCAAGCGCTGGACAACGTGAACGTGGCCCCTGACCCGCAGTTTACAGGCGACTATAGCGCCGCCGTAGCGCAGGGTGCGCAGGTGCCGCGCGTCGGCCCCGAGTTTCAAGCATGGGCGCAAGCCGATCTTGACCCGCTCGTGGCGCAGCCGTCTTTCAACGGGGCCACTGTCCAAGACTTCCTTCAGCAGACGCGCGGAGCTAGCTTTGGCACTGACCAGATGGGAAAGCTCGTCGGCCGCTCTGTGACGGGTGCAGAAGACGCCATGCGCGGCTTGGTGCAGCGCCAATCGCCCGGCACCATTCCAGCGCTCGCCAAGGCCGACCAAGCCTATCGTCAGGTTCAAGTGCTCCGCGACGCTGTGAACCGCGCGCGTAATGGCACGCGCACTGGCGAAACCGGCATCTTTGCGCCCTCGCAGCTTGCAGATGCCGCAGCTGCGAACGCCAAGAAGTTCGGTAACAGCCAAGGCACCACGCGTCAGCCGTTCTTCGACCTGACGCGCGCCGCGCAATCGGTGCTGCCTAACTCCGTGCCCGACAGCGGCACGGCTGGACGGGCTGTGGTTGCTGGCGGGCTAGGGCTTGCCGGTTTGGGCGGGGGCGCAGGCTATGCAGCGGGCGACACTAGCACTGGCGCTGGCACGGGCCTTGCGCTTGCTGCGCTACTTGCGGCGGGGGGCACGAAGACGGGTCAAAAGGCGCTCGTCAAAGCCCTAGCCGACCGTCCAGACGCCCTTGTGAAGTTTGGCAACAAGGTCATTCGGGGTTCGAAGTATGGCGGCATCTTCGGCGCCCCGCTCGTCGCTCCGATCGCGACTGGCATTGTGGCGCAATGATCGGCGCTCTCGCCATTCGGAATAACCGACTACCAAAAAGCCTTTTAGCGCAATGCCGAGTATGATGCCGAGCATAACTGCACTATAGAAGAAACAAGGAGTCGATACCATGCCTAGTGCAGCCGAGTTTTCGCCAACGCCTGATGCCAATACGACGATTGGCGGCAACAACGTGGCTGAGCAATGCTCGCCCGGCGGCATCAATAACGCCTTGCGGTATCTTGCCGCTGTAGCGCGCGATACATTCGACCGTGTTCCGGCGGCTGGAGCTTATGTGCCGTCGACCGGCGGTGCGTTCACCGGCAATGTCACCCGCCAAGGGCGCGGCGCTTTCCTGCATCATGCCAATTCTGCACAGACGGACGGACAGGTATATTTCCTGCCAGATGGCACAGCGCGCCCAACTGCCGCTGAGGGCGTAGTGGTGTTTTACTACTGATGGGCATTCAGGCGTTCATTTCGGGAATTTGGCGCACGCCGGCCAAGGCGGACGCTTATGTGAATGGCGCGTGGCGACGACTGATTCGTGCAGAAGCGTACATCGGCGGGCAGTGGCGTCAGCTGGCTTCATTCGTTCTACCGCTAACAGTGGCGGCGAATAACGCCTCTCGCGGAAATAATGCTTCGGGGTCTGCGGATCGCACCATTACTGCCACTTCGACCTGCATCCCGTCAGGGGGGCGCGGCCCATATAGTTATTCGTGGGTCGTTACATCGGGCGGATTTTCCGTTATCAACTCTACGATGGCAACCGCCAGTTTTAGCGGTAACGTGCCGGCGGAAAGTCAAAGGACGGGAACGGCGCAGGTGACGTGTACGGATTTGAGTGGGCAGACTGCCAGCACTGACATCACGATCACGCTGCGTAATTTCTCGCAGGTTGGGGGTACTTCGTAATGCACCACTATTTCGAGGCGATCACCAACACCGCCGGGCAGAGCCTTATCGGTTATTTCGTGCGGGTCATTGATCCGGCGACGCAGGCGGTTGTCACGCTGGCGTCTGACAACAATGGCACGCCCATTCAGGTGGTGTCGGGCGTGGCCAATATGGCGAAGACCGACGAGTTCGGTAACGTGTCGCTTTATGTGGCCCCAGGCACGTATAACGTCGAGATCTACGGGCCTGATGCTACCAGCTTCCTGTTCCGCGTCCCCAACGTAGCGATGAACAGCAGCAAGGGTGATCCGGGCGACCCCGGCCCCGCTGGTCCAGCTGGCACTATTAACGCATTCGCCACACTAGCGGCGCTTTTGACTTCGGACGGTAGCAAAAAGGCAGCTCAACTCGTTCCGCAGGCTGGCGAAACCGCCCCTGCCGGAAACTTCAATTACATCAATGGCGCTTGGGTGCGGCAAGCGGCTGATGGCATTACTATTCAGGTCGAGCAGGGGGTAGAGCAGGCTGTCGCGCAGAAGGTGCGGCGCCAATCGGTCAATCTTGAAGATTACCGCCAGTCGACGGACGGCCCCGGTTGGTACGCGCCGCTGCGCCGTGCGCTGGCTGCTACCAAACGGCGCATCCAGTTAAACGACATGTACGGCATCGAGCAAAGCGTTGATTTTGGCGTTTTGCGCACTCAGGACGGCACGTTACGGCGTGATTTTGTTGTCGAGGGCTGGGGCTTTGAAACGGGCCTGAAGTTCACTAAGGCCGTCAACGCTTCCACTAGCGATGTCGATCGCGTCTTCTTTCGCGGCGGTGAGACGGTTCCCGTGTCCAATGGATACAAACAGACCGTACAGATGCGCAACCTGAGCATCTTGGGCGACGGGCAGGGTGAAGTTGAGGCGGCTACCGGCAGTATTGCTACGCGCGCGCTGACGGCGGGGCGGCTGACCACGCAAAGCGGTAACGGCTTCTCGGGTAGCAACTCATATCAAATAGGTTTTCAGTGGGAAATGGAGGCCGGCTCTTCTCTTGAGAATATGCAGCTTGCCCGCTTTGAGCGTGGGTTCAAAACCAAGCTGGGCTATGGCGGGCGCTTCTACGGCGTCCATGCCCGATATAACCTGATCGGCTTCGACCTGACTGCGGCTGTCACCAGCCTGGAATTCGGCTCATGCGTAATCGAGCGCAACGGCTTTGGCGCGTTCCTTTGGATTTCGTCTGATTGCAGCTGGGTCGGAAAAAACGTTTTTCAAGCGAATTACGCAGGATGCGATGTCAATGTCTTCATTGGTAATCAGGGTCACCTGTTCTACGGCACATATTTTGAAGCGTCGCCGCGCTGCATTGTCGTAAATGGCGGCGGGGCTGACCCTGCGCAATTTATGAACACCGGCTTTGATATCCGCAATTGCAAGGCGTTGCGGGTAGAGCTGCTGGAATACGCGGATAACTTCAATATCGAAGGAAACCGTATGGTCACCAGCTCGGTGACCACTCCGCCAACTTCGCCGGGCGAAGGGCCATCGTTTTACGCCTCGGATACCAGCGTGACAAACATTCGCGCTGGACGCAATATCGACAACAACGATCCGCGCCAGCGATTTACTAATTATCTCGGGCCGGGGGCGCCATCTATCGCCTTCACCGACGCGCCTTACAAACTGGTCCGGTCGCAGACCGCGGCAGCAAGTGTGCCGGGAGGGGCAAGCGATAGCTTCAATGTAACGATCGTCGGCGCGCGCGCTGGCAATGCTGTTACCGTAACGCATACGGGTCTTCCCGGCGGCTGGGACGCAGTTGGTCATGTCGTGGGAGATGACACCGTGCGGGTGGACTTCCGCAACTTTACCGGCGCGACTGCTGGGGGGTTTACGGGAACCATGATAGTGGCGGTAGCGCGGGTATAGAATGCGACGGCCGGCGTTATCCGGTCATGAGGGGAAGAAAATGCAAGACGCACCTATCCACTGTCCGGCGGATGTCGAGGCCACGGAAGCCGAGCAGGCGGCATGCGAGGCTCCGAAGCCCGTGAAGCCGGGTGATGACGGTACCGTAAAGCCGCTGGGCGGCGGCGGTGGCACGACTAACCCGCCGGAGCCGCCGAAGAAGAACTGATGAGCAAGCTGGTTATCTTCGGCACGCTATGCGTCGCAGCTATCTTGGTGGGGCTTTGCTCGCGCCAGGATAGACGTACGCTTGCCATCGGCGGTAGCGTGATCGCAGGTAACTGGCTGCTTTTTTCAATGCCATGGATCTACGCCCCTGCGTCGTTTGCTTTTTTGGCTTACGGCGTAGGGATCGAGTGCAGTCAGTTGGACGGTTGGGCAGTCACTGAGTTATGCACGTTAGCCACTCTCATTGGCGTGTGCTGGCGGGCTTGGTGGGCACCTCTACTGTGGTCTCCTAGCTTGATCAACCTTGCAATGTACGCAGTGGCCTATGCTAACCATTTGGAATATATAGATTATCAGAATGTTCTAGACGCGAGCCTATCCGTGCAGCTTGCGGTTATCTTCGTGTGGGGAGGTCCGGGCTGTGCCGATTGTGTGCTTCGTTGCTGGCGCTTTTGTCGTGTGGTGCTTTATTCCTCATACCGTCATGCGCTTTCTAAACTGGCGTCGTCGTGATTGAGCGAGATGACGTGTGGCTTATCATGTCCGCCATAGGCGGCACGCTAACTGCACTTGGTCAGGTAAAGTATAAGGAAATGACGTGGGCTGATATTGCCTTCACGCTAATCTCCGGAATGGCCTTTGCTGTCTTCTTCATGAAGGCCGTAGCAGAGCATTTCACCAATAACAGCGACTTCGTGGCGGCAGCCGTCTACATCGGCGGCGCTGGTTGGAATATTCTCCTTCCCGCCGCCATCCTGCGCGTAAGAAGGGTCGTAGAAGAGAAGGAAGCATCATGACCGCGTTTGAGGGAATCAACGCGGTTGGGCGCGTGCTTCTGACCTGCATTGTAGTCTATAAGGTGACGCAATTCCGTGATATGGCTAATGCCATGGAGCGTCTTGGTCTTGGCATGATGGGCTCGGGCTCGTTTTTGACCGTTCCTGTCATTTTATACAAGAATCAAAACCCATTCGAGGGATGGGCAGTAACAATCCTTACTGTGGGGGCAATCCTGTTGCTGATTGGGCGCACGTACCGGGATCACAAGCATTGGGCTGCCAACAAACGGATGCTTCAGGCTGCCGAGCGCTACATGAAAAGCAGGAGGAAAATGTGACCCGCAACGATCTATTCGACGCCATCCGGCCCTTCGCCCCCGACAGGCGTTTCCTCGACAGCCATGTTCAGGTGATTGATGCGCTGGCGGATGCGTTTGGGTTGCCGCATCCGGGGGACGGCGCCTTGGTCCCTGCTTTGGCACTCATCAAGGAATTTGAGGGGTGCGTGCTGGAAGCGTACCCCGACCCTGGTACCGGCAATGACCCGTGGACGATCGGCTGGGGCGCGACGGGCGCAGGGATCGCCAAAGGAGTGCGGTGGACGCAGGCGCAAGCGGATGCGCGGCTTGCTGAGGATGTTGCCAAGTTTATGTCAGCGGTTGTGAAGGCCGCTCCTGTTGCCACCGACAAACAGCGGGGGGCTATGACCTCGCTCGCCTACAACATCGGTATCAAGGCGTTTCAGGATAGTACGCTGCTGAAGCTGCATAATTCGGGAAACTACGCCGCAGCGGCTGATCAATTTAGGCGCTGGAATAAGGCTGGCGGACGTGTTCTGGCGGGCCTTACGAGGCGGCGCGCGGCTGAAGCTAAGGTGTATCGGTCATGAAGCTGCCATCACTTCCTCGCCTATCCGATCACGGCAGCGAGATTGCGTTGCTAGGATGGCTTGGCAGCGGCGTAATAGCTGTGCTAATAATAGGTGTGTTTAAAGGGCAGTTAGCCGGTGCTTCTGCTATAGACGTTGCAGCATTTTTACTTGTTTTACAGCGTATCGTTGAAGCCATCCAAAAACGCTGGGAGCAGCGTTCGCTCGATAAAATGGGGCAACAGTTAGGCGCTTCAGCGCCCACGCCAGATACGGTCACTTCGACCACCGTAGAGGGAACAGGGCTTTGAAAATCAATCTCGGCAAGCTACTGCGCGGCGCAGTCAAGATCGTGAAGGATAACCCGGAGTTGGCGCTAGGCGTCGCCGGGGTGATCGCGCCGAAGGTGGTGAAGAAGGTTGCGCCGATCATTATTGCCGCAACTGTCGCCAAGCAGGAGCCCGAGGAATGAGCTGGCTGGACGACATCAATGCCGCGATGGGCAGGGCTCAAAATCCGCGTCAAGATGATTCGCAGGAGGCGATGGGCGGGTCTTCAGATATCCGCGTGTTCGACCGCTCGTTTAATGGCGAATACGTTTACGATGAGATTTTGCGCGGCTTTGTGGAAAGGGATAACTGATGCCGACGTTTAGTGAGAGCCTGGCTGCACGCGGTGCGGCTGGATCGCTCGACAAGATATTCCGCAACATGCAGCGGGCGCTGGACGCCAACCCCTACGACCTGCCCGACTATGGCTCGGGACCGAGTGCTGGGCGGACTGCGCCGACGCTGACGTGGGAAGCCAGCACGACCGGCCTGACCCAAACGCGCCTCATGAACGATGCCGCAGGCAATGACTTCGCGGCCTATTACGGCGGCATTCCAACAGCAATTTCTGGTTCCGCTTTCGGCTTCCCGGTCGTTGCCAGCACCGTCGCCAATCCGACCGCTGGTTCGGGCCGCGGAGCGGTGGCGTGGGCTGTCGAGACTGAGACGAATGCCGACAAGATCAGCTTCCGGGTCATCAACAACCAGTCGATCCAGTTCCGCGTGTTGGTCGACGGCCAGTTCGTGGCGCGCGCGCCAGCCAAGATGGGCAACGTGGTTCCGGGATCGCCGCAGCATCTGACGCTCGACTTCGGCTCGACGTCGGCGAAGGGACGTCGCGTTCGATACGAAAGCGAGCTGAACGGCGATTTCCGTGCGATTTATCTTGCGCCGGCGCATCGCATCATCCGGCCCGACCCGGTGGACTTCGTTCGCTGTGCATGGATCGGTGACAGCTACACGGCTTATGGCACGAGCCCGGGTGTTGCGAACAGCTTCGCGCACGACAGCTATCCGTCGATCACGCATCGCCTGCTGGGCGTCCACGACGGCAACAACGTCGGCGTCGCGGGCACCGGCTTCGCTTCGGACAACGTCTCGCTCGGACTTCGGTACTCGTCGCGCATGAACGATCTGGCGCTGCTTCAGGCGCGGCCCGGCGGCGTCGATATGGTCGTCCTGCAAGGATCGATCAACGATCGCGACAAGGCCCCCGCAACGATCCAGAGCGAGGCGTCTGCGGTGATTGCGCAGGCGCGGGCGATCGTAGGACCGGGCAAGCCGATCATCGTTCTTGGCGTCGCGCCGGGGGCGTTCGGCGCATCGGCGTACACGGTGAGCGCTGGCGTTCTGGCAGCAGAGCAAGCGCTTGTCGCGGCGGTCGCAAGCGCCAATGACCCGCTGGTCGCGTTCGTGCCCTTCTCGACGGCCACCCCGACGCCGGTTCTGGCCGGCGATGGCTCGACCGGCACTGCGTCGCTCTACATGCAGGCGGATCTGATCCACCCGACGTTTGGGGCTTCAATTCCCGGCCTCGGCGGCATGGAATACCATGCCCGGGCCGCGGCACGCGGTATCCGCGCAGCCATCACGGCCATGCGTCGCTGATGCGCGCCCTCGCCATCCTCACCCTGCTGGCCGCTGCGTTCATCGCAGCGCCAGCGTCGGCGCAAATCGACAAGGGCTGCTACAACTACAGCGGCCAGAACGTGTGGACGGCGAAGGTCGTCGAGAAGCTGCGCGCCGATATCGCGTGCCAAGAAAAGGTGATCGCGAAACGGCAGGCGACGATCGCCGCCGAGCAGATCGGCATCAGCAACGCCCGCATCAGCATCGCCAACCGCGAGAAGCGGATTGCGCAGCTGGCGCCGGTCACCCCGCCGGTGGGCGATATCGCAGAGCCCGAGCTGGGCAAGAACTTCGACAAGGTGCTTGCGCCGATCGCGAGCAACTTCCCGGTCGCTCCGCTGCTTCAGCCGTCGTGGGGCACAGGCGCTATCGCAGAGAGCGGCGCGCAGGAGAAGGTGGGCGCGTTCCGGTTCAACTGCGAGGCGGGGCAGGTCAGCTACGACGATCCGATCGTCTATCCCGGCCAGCCCGGCAAGAGCCATCTGCACCAGTTCTTCGGCAACCTGTCGGCTAATGCGTACAGCACCTATGCCAGTCTGCGCGCGAAGGGCGATACGACCTGCGTCAACCCGTTGAACCGATCCGCCTATTGGTCGCCCGCCATGCTCGATGGCAAGGGCAACGTGCGTCGCCCTGAGTTCTATCAGGACTATTACAAGCGGGCGCCGCAGGGCAGCGAGGGCTGTACCGTCGTCGCCACGCGTTGCGAAGGCATCCCGACCGGTCTGCGCCAGATCTTCGGCTACGACATGGTGACGGGCAAGACGCCGACCGGTTCGGTGTTCTGGAAGTGCGTGGGCCCCACGGAAGTCGCTGGCGTGTTCAAGGACATCCCGAGCGTCGCCGCGGTGTGCAAGCCAGGTAATTACATCACCGTCACGTCGTCGTCGCCAACCTGCTACAACGGCAAGCTCGATAGCCCGAACCACCGCGACCACCTCGCCTACGCCGATTTTGGCGACACCGGGCGGCTGCGCTGCCCCGCGACACATCCAATCGCCATCCCAGCGTTCTCGCTTCAGATTTTCTACCTCATTCTGGAGGGCGACACCCCGGCGGACTGGTATCTGTCGAGCGACGACATGACCGCGATGGGCATGGGTCGGCTACCCGGCGGCACGACGTTCCACACAGATTTCATGGACGCGTGGGATCCAGATGCAAAGAAGACGTGGACCGCAAACTGCATCGACAAGATGCTGTCCTGCAACGGCGCCGACCTCGGCAATGGCACGCAGATGAAGGATGTGACCGGCTTCGACTGGAAGGCTCATCCCCGGCTTATGCCGGTTCCTATCCGCCCCGCCACATAGGCGGGATGGGTAAGAGAGGGGGTCATGCGGGGCGGGCTTCAAGCGTGCGGCGCAGGTGATCCAGCGTTGCCGGGTGGCCGTAGATCACGCCGTTGACGCGATCGTGCATCACGTTCGGATCTGGCTTGTGGTAGAACCGGATGCGCTGCTTATGCTTGGCACGACGGCGACGCGCTCGACCGGGCGACCGCACCTGCGACCAATCCTCGAATGGGCCTATTACCATCAGGTCGGTGGCAACCATGCGCAAGCCGCCGAACGGGCTAGAAAACGGATTGTCCATCACCCCACCTCATGATCGTGTTGAGCTGCGCGGGCGCGGAGGGCGGCGGCTACGGTAGCGAGGGGCGCGGTGTAAGCGTCCCAGCAATCGAACACTTGCCGCGGCTGCTCAGGGATGCCCCCTGTCGCAATCTCGACCTTCCAGCGGACGCCTTCGCGGATCCAGTAGCGGTCAAGGTTGAAGCCGGCACCCTCCGGCACCAGCGTCATGGCGGCATCAAGAGAGGTGGTGTAAGGCGCAGTCATTATCTGCTCCGCTCCCTCCCATTTTTCGACAGGGGGGCCAGCCATAGCGCGAATAGCGCGGTCGATTGCTGCATCGCCTCCCGTCGCCTGCTCGACCCTTTCAGCCAAGCGCACGATCTCCGCAGCGTCAGCGGGCATGGTCATTCCGCCTCCCAATAGCTGATATCGGTCGAGGCGCATTCTTCCGGCGTCATACCGAAGTCATCCTCGAAATAACCCGGCGCGGCTTCGCGAGCATATTCTTCCACGCTCCCGCCATCGGCATACGTCGGCCCGGCAATGCTCAGCATCTCCGCGACGAAGCGACGGGTGAACTCTTCCTGCGTCAACGTCTCAGCGGTCATGGTCTGCTCCTTGCGAGATGAGGTGGTTGCGGACCTGCCTGCCCTTCTCGGTGAGCGCGTAGGTCCATGGCTCCGCTAGATCACGGCGGATCAGCGCGTTGATCGTCGCCGGGTAGAGGTTGTTCGGCATCAGGCGCGGCTCCTTGGGCCACGTCAGTGCGGCGCGCATCTGCCCACTCAGCCCCGCCGCCACCTCTGCGATGCTCTCACCCATGACGATCCGTCTCCTTATTGCCGAGGGCGGTGCGGAGAACGGCGGCGTACATCGCGTGGATTGCCTTCAACGTCGCGTCGCAGCCGGCGGTCGCGGCCTCAGTCCAGCCATGCTCGTCTTCGTCGCCCTCGCCGTCATCGAAATGCGTGCAGAGCGCGACCGCCAGATTGTCGCCGTTCATCGCGTCGACCCACACATGCCCCAGCTTGTGCTTCGCTCGCTCCAGCGCCTCCTCCAGCACCTTGACTCGCTCCCGCGCATCTTCTGTGGGGGTGGGTTCTCGGTACCAGCCGAGTCCGCCGCACCGGACACAGGTTTCTCCCCACTCACTTCCAGTGCCGCCGCAGCAGTCACAATCGAGACGCTCGCCTTCATTGCCGTAGGCGTCAGGCTCCACTTGTTCGCCATTCGCGGACGTACGGCGGTTCCATGCAGCGATCGCTTCTCTTTCAGTAGGATATGTCGACAGCATCTGGAATGCGATGCACGGCTCGCCGCCTGCTTCGACACAGCCCGCAGACCAGCTACCGTTTTCCAGATGCTCGGTTGTGGCATCTCCCCCACAAAACGGGCACGCCTCCAGCTTATCCACCATGCTTCTCTCCGTTGCCCGCACCGTGCTGGTGCGGAACTGGCCTGATGCGATGCGGCGTGATGCGGCCGCAGAACTCGCAAGGTGCATCGTAGGGCGCTCCGTACTCGATGCAGTCGAGGCACAGCGGGCGGGTGCGGTTGAATGCCCGCGCAGCCTCAGCGTGATCGGTCAGGCGCTTGAACGACGGCCACCAGATGAAGACCGTCCAGAGGATCGCTGCGATGACCGCGAGGCCGAGAAGCCAAAGGCCCAGCCCGACAGTAGCTGCGGCGCTCACGCTCCCTTCCCCCCGTGCTGGTGCGGATCGATGGCGAGGGCGGCGAACTGCTCGATCAGGTCTAGCGCGTCGGCTGCGTCAAACCCGTTGACACGGGCGTCCTCGGCAAATTCCTTTGCATCCGCAACCGCCCGCTCGACCGTAGCCGCGTCCAGCCCCTTCGAGGGGGTGGTGGAGCGGTCGGGGATCGCGAACCAGAACAGTGGGCGGCTGTAGCCTTCCGCCTGATTATCCCAATCCTCCAACATGACCGCATCGGCTTCCCATGCGCCGACACGCTCGCACCACTTCATCGGCGTGGGGCGGTCCAGCCCGCCGCCATCCGCGATGAACCACGAACCATCACGCGGGGCGCTTTTGATCGATTGCCACCCCCCCTTTGAGACCGGCTCCTGCGCAAACCACCCCGTTCGCTTCTCAACCTCGGTGGCGAGCGCATCCGTGACAGCCATGCGCTCAAAAGCGCTCGCATTGGGGAAGGCGGCTTTCAGAATTGGCCCAAAAGCTGCCCCGATTGCCAGCACGCGTTCGTCCTGTGTCATGCTCCGCGCTCCTTCTCGACCGCACCTGTGGGGGTGTTCAGGGCGGCATTGATGGTGTCGAGAACGTCCTGCGCATCGTCCACCGTCATGGTGCTTAGATGCAAGAAATACTTGCGACAGTCCTGCAACGCTGCCCGCAGAGCCGCCACCCCCTGCTGCTCTGCTTGCTCGGGTGCGGCGGCGAGCGTACTGTAGGCCCGTTCTATTTCGACACGAATGGCCTTCGCCCCGTTCAAGAGGATGGCTTCACCTGCCACTTCGTCGTATGCGGGATCGCCCCTCAGATAGCGGCGGTCTTGCGTCGCTACCGCTATGGCATCTAGCAACCAGTCGGCACGCTCCTCCGCCACCATGCCCGCCGGGATAGTCGGCGTCGGCTCGTTGTGGCGAATGTCATGCGTGATGCCGGGCTCCTTCATGCGTTCCGGGTGCGCGGCGGCATAGGCGCTGAACTCGGCCATGCGG